ATGTTGCTCGGTATTATTTTCTTCATCGTGGGCATCGTCGTCTTTTTCGAGCCGGGCGGCACTTATCTCGCGCTTTCCGTGCTGTTCGGGATCGTCGTGATTCTCTCGGGCGCTTTCGAACTGTATTTGGGTACGAAGGCTCCCACCGGGTCGGGCATGGGATGGTACATCGCAGGCGGTGTAATCGAAATCCTGCTGGGTATCCTGCTGCTGTGCACCCCGTCGATGCTCTTCACGATCCTGCCGTTCGTGCTCGGCTTTTGGCTCCTCTTCCGGGGATTCATGGCCGTCGGCGTCGCCAGCGAGATGATGGGTGTGGGTATCAAGGGCGCCGGCTGGACGATGACGCTGGGTATTCTCGTGATTATTTCCGCGTTTCTCGTTCTGTTCAATCCGATTATCGGTGTCGGTGTAGTCGTGTTCTGGGTGGGATTGTCCCTGCTGCTGGCCGGTGTCGATTTGATTGCACACGCTGTCACTCTGCGGCGGTTGCGCAAGGAGCTGTAACGGTCGATAATGTTCCGATTCGTCTTCGGCCTGGCAATATTTTGCCGGGCCGAAGCGTTTTTTATACAGATTCCCGATGAATTCCCGGCAGCACGATCAGAATGTCTTCGATCTGTCTTTTGTTCTTTATGTCAAAAAATTGTTAGAATATAGCCGTTGGTTTCATTTTTTTGTTTATCTTTACAATAATTTTAAGAAAAGACTTGAAATAGAGGTGTCGCGGCGTGCCGTTTTCTGCCGGGAGAGAGGAAGCGTCAGGGAATTTATAGTATTGAAGAATGAAATAAACGGAGAAGGGCTTGTGCGGTTGAATATGCGGGCTGTCGAATACGGCCCGATAAAACGGAGCCCACTATCTGCTTCCAAAACGGATACGGTCCTTGAACGGATGTCGGAAGCGGCTTTTCAAGATATTATTTGATGTACTTCCTTGGAGGCGTAGTGTCTCGAGTCCTCTCCGGGGAGGGCCCGCGGTAGCAGAATTACAGATGCACCCAAGTCACGAATAGGTGACCATTAGATAATGGTACATTACTATATGATATGATTGCAGTTAAAAAATAGAACTACTTTTATTCATCCGAAGGAGGGGCGGTTTTGATCGTTCGGCCCCGAGTTCATAAATTAATTAATTTAGGGATAGTCATATAATCGCAAAATTCATTTGTACCGATTGTAAAATTCAAATGTGCATTTTTTCGTGATTTTTGCACTCCGAACGAAAAGCGTTTAACTCGTGTTCAAACTACCTTTGTACAAAGGAATTAAACGATCGGAATGTTTATGCGGCAACCTTGTCGAGTAACATTATGATGTTTTCTTTTATCTTCCGTTTGTCTCGGTTCCACTCGACCGGTTCGATTCCTTTCTCATATTGCGGATAAGGTTTTTCCGGCTTTATGAATCGAAAATGCTTGCAAAGCGGGTAAATGTAGCGATATGTTTTTATCTGCAGCACTTCCAAATCGCCAATCAAATACGCGATATTCGAGCGTAAATAAGTGGAAACGACGTCGTATCTGTAAGGTTTTGTTCGTGTATGATTTCCTCGGTTCGTTTATTCCGCAGGAACCGCGTATAATGGAATCCGTAATACCGGAAATTCGACGCCTTGTATATCGTTCCGCAGCCGAGGCGACCGTCGGCGAAGCTCTGAACGGCGACGATGTTCGGATCAGCTTTGCGCAGCAGTTTGAGTGATGCGGCAATCAACACGCTTTCGGCGTTCTTCCCCAGCGTGTCGTCGATCCACATGCGATTGAGCTCGCAAACCCACGCTTTCGGGTTCGGGTGCGTAAATATCTTTGCGGCGGGGTTTTTCATGTACCCGTAAACGGCAACGCCGAGGCATTTGTCGGGTTCTTCCGCCCGGAACACTCCGAAATTGTACTTTCCGAAGCCGCCTTCGTTCCACTTGTGCGAGTAGTGGTTCTCTACGATCATACGCTTTGCCTCCTCTTTGGGTACGCCCTTGATAATCAATTTCCCGAGCGTGGAGGTCTCTTTCACGATTGCCAGCCCGTCGATCGGCTGGGCTTCTGCTTGTTTCTTACATGTCATTCAGCATAAAGCAATGTTTTTAGGGATTTATAAAATGGTGTTCAAAATGTTTTCCTATCTTTGTAGTCTCTTACCTCTGCACACCAGCAGGACATAGAACTACAAATGCGAAAACGCCGATACGCGACCAAAGGATTGCCCTCGGTCGTGCGTCTTCGGCGCGCGCTTGCGTAAGTATGTGGGTGAGATCTCTACTTACGGCCGGGGGCTTTTTCATGCCCCCATGTTATGGATCAGTTTTTCATCATCGGCGGTCGTTTTTCAGGTGGGATGTATGGATATTTGCGGTTAGGGATGTAGGTGATCCACGCGAACAGATGCCGCCACCATCGACGGGTATAGAGGGGATCGTGCTGGTTGTAGATCGCCTCGGTTTCAAAACAACTGTTCCCGTAGGCGCGGTTGTAGGGCGGCAGGAGAACTTCTATTGCGACCGAAAGGCCGTAAATCAATAAGGGCGCCGGAACGGCCGCCAGCATCCACCATGCGGAAACCCCGAACAGGAGGTGTGCCGCCACCGTACCCAGCAGACAAACGGCGACGATCTCCAGTTGCTGCCGCATGTGGATTTTCTCGTGATTGAGTAGTCGGGCCGTCAATGCGACGCCCTCTTTCACGAACAGCCAGACCAGCACGGTCAATGCCGTGAAGCGGCCGAACGGAATAAAACGATTATATACGATTTTCATCATATTACGGAAACTCTATAACAGGAATATTTATCGATATGGCCGTTCAACATCATAAAGCTCAAAGTAATCAGTTTCGAGCCTTTGGGGATGGCGATGCTCGAATTGGCGGCATCGCCTGCCAGCAAAAGAGAAATGGTCAGGTTATTCTCCAGTCCCGCTATGCATCTCAATACCAATTCGATAATTTGAAGCGGAGCGGATCCTGCCGGAATCGTACTGTCGATCGCAAACGAGGTTTGGGTTCGTCCTATCTCTCGTATATACGAAACATATCCTCGGCCTTCGAGGTAGCTTACATTGGAACTTAATTTCAATGTACTGCCGAGGGTCATTGTTGAAGATGAAATTAGACCTTGCGTTGGAATGACATCCAATTTCTTTTTGTCGGCTGCCGACATCAGGCCGTTTGCCGACCGGGTGGCTACGGCCGTCGATGCTTTGCCGTTCCAGGTCGTTTTCTCCGCGTCGCTTACGAAGCGGTGGTTCGCGTCTTGTGTGATGTTCGAGGCCGAAACAGGCCCCTCAAAATTCCCCCCCCCGGCATATGAGAGGGCGTTCCAGGCAGTGGCGCCATCTCCGATTTTGTGTTTGCGCGTGTCGGATTCATAGACGACCTCTCCTTTCAGCAGGACGGGATTTTTGGCCGTGAGAGTCGCTGCGGTATGTACCGGATGCTGGATCCGGCTCTGTATGGTTTTGTTCATATCGATCAGGTTTCAAAAAAGGTGACGAGTCCGTATATCCGCATCCCCAAAATGAGTGCGCTGTATCATATTTCCCCCCGTAGGAGTTCATACTTTCTGCGTCCCCGTCACCAGAATATTCAGATATGCAAGACTGACGGTGTCAAACCGCAGTTGCTTGCAGCAACTTTGAAATAACTGCGCGGTCCTTCGATGCGTCTTTGGGCATCGCCGACGAAAAGGACTACGCCGGAGTAGAATGATACGTACATTTTTAGTTTTCCGAACTCGTCCTGCCCGGCCCCTCGCCCGCAGATGTTGATTCCTCTGTGCAGATCGAACTTGACCTTCCCGCAATAAGACGTATCGCTGATCCGTGTCACCCACCTGCCGAACAGGGCCTCGACGGAGATCACCGGAAGCCAGCCGCTCTTGTCCGCTTTGTCGGACTCGAACGGGATCGGATCGATGCGTGTCGATGTCCACGACAACTCGTCGCGTGAAAATCTGTCCTGCACGAGTTTGAACCCGCTGCTGGTCGGGCGCAGCTTCGCAGCGCTCGACTTTCGGACTCGTGCATTCTTGTAGTGGAGTATTCCGACGCTGCAGCGTTTAAGAATCGGATCCGCAGGGTCGGTCGCGGGTTTGACGTAAAGCATTCCCCCTTGCACCTTCCACCGCAATGCGGGTACTTTTTCGACATCGGAGGCATAGGCCAGTGTGTTCCAGGCCGTCGTGCCGTCGCCGAGTTTGTGGCGTCCGGTATCGGATTCATAGACGATTTCGCCCTTGAGCAGGACGGGATTCTTGGCGGCAAGTGTCTCCGCCGTATAGACCGGAAGCTGTGTCCGGGTTTGGATTGTCATTTTTGCTGCCATAGCGTCAATTCATTCCGGGGATTGAACATTGGATGACCAGCTCGCCGCCCGTCAGGTCGTCGAGCTTCTTCTTGTCTGCGGCCGACATCAGCCCGTTGGCCGATTGGGTGGCGACGGCCGTCGATGCCTTACCGTTCCAGGTCGTTTTCTCCGTGTCGGTCACGAAGCGGTGCGTCGAATCCTGTACGATTACCGAAGCGGGATGCGTGGCCGGATGCTGGTAGTTGTTCGCCCCGGCAGCCACGCCGTCGAGTTTCTTCTTGTCGGCCGCCGACATCAGACCGTTGGCCGATTGGGTGACGACGGCCGTCGATGCCTTACCGTTCCAGGTCGTTTTCTCCGTATCGGTCACGAAACGGTGCGAGGCATCCTGTTCGATCATCGTCGCCGGATGTGTGGCCGGGTGCTGGTAGTTGTTCGCTCCGGCGGCCACACCCGCGAGTTTCGCCTTCTCCTCCGAGGTGTAGTCTTCGGTAGAAAGGCCCTTGCCCGCAACCTTATCGACCTTCTGGCCGATCTGCGTGGCGACGGTCGTAGCGAAATTCGGATCGTTGCCCAGGGCGGCCGACAGCTCCTTGAGCGTATCGAGTGCCGCAGGGCTGCCGTCCACCAGTTCGGCGATGGCCTTATCCACGTATGCCTTTGCCGATTCGAGCGTCGTGCGGTCCCCGCTCTCACGGGCGGATTTCTCCGAAGCCACGGCCGCATCGGCGTGGCTGTTGGCCGACTGAAGCGTCGCGGCATCGCCCTGCCCGCGCTTCTGGGCCTCGTCCGCCACGGAGGTGTCGGTGTAGGTCTTGGCCGAAGAAAGGGTCGTGGCATCGCCTTGTGTCCGCTCCTCGGCTTCCGCTGCGACAGATGTGTCGGTATAGGTTTTCGCGGCTTGGAGGGTCGTCGCATCGCCCTGTTCGCGCTTACCGGCTTCGGCAGCAACGGAGGTGTCGGTATAGGATTTGGCCGAGGAGAGTGTCGCGGCATCGCCCGCGGCCAGTTCCCTGCGGATCGCGGCCTCTTCACCTTTGGCACGTTCGATCTCGTCGTCGAGTCTGCCGTCGAGCGCCTCGATGTCATTTTGGACCTCATTGAACGCCTTCTCGGAGGAGGCTACATGGACGGAGAGGTCGTCGGTTACTTTCTGCACTTTCTTCTCCAGCTCCCGCCCTTCGGCCGTATTGTATTTCCCGTTGAGCTGGTCGGTAAGCCCCTCGACCCCGCTCATCGGGATTTTGTCCTCGGTCTTATGGAAGAAGCTGTCGAAGAGGTCCGAGAACTGCTCGGCCGTTGGGTACATTCCCCGGCCGAACCATTTGCGCAGCTGCGCACGTACTCTGATTGCCATTCTGTAATCGCGTGATAAGAATTTTACTTCGTCCGCATGACATAGGCCAGCGTGTAATAGGGCGGTCGGTTCTCGTGCGAGCTGCCGCCGCCCGTGCGGTCCGTCGTTCCGAAGGGCGTCGTGCGGTCATGCCACGACACGGCCTCGGGATAGGAGTTGTTGCCGCCGCTGCGCCAGCTGCCGTTACCTCCGGTCCAAAGATTCTCCCCGTGTGCGTGCGAGGGCATCTCATCGACGGTGAGCGTGTGTTTCTTCTCGCCGCCCACCTTGCCGTAGCTGCCGTAGTCGGCATCGCTGACGTTGTAGCCCACCACGAAGCGGCCGCGCAGGTCGGGCAGGCGGAAATAACCGCTCGTGGTCGAGAGCTTCCGGCCGTTGCAGTCGTAGGCATTGTTGTAGGTGCTGCCGATGGCCTTGTAGAGTTCGGGGTACTCCGACTGCTTGAGCTGCTGCCCTTCGCAAAGGGCGTAGCCGTCGGGAATGCGGGATCCTGCCCAGATTTCGACCATGCCCAGCGGCGTGCGCTGAATCTTGGCCAGGGCGGTCTGCAACGCCACGATCTGCGCTTCGAGTTCGGGCAGCGACTGCGCCTCGCGGAAGTCCGCCCATTTGTAGTTCTCCTCGCCGACGCCCGGAGCCAGCGACCGCTCGACGTAGGCTTGCGGATATTCGTACCCCTGGGCCTGTACCGGGATCGCGGCTTGTTTGAGGTACATACCGCCCGAAATGGAGCCGCCCTCCCAGTAGAGCACCTCCCCCTCGGGGTGTTCCTTCGTGCGCAGGAACACGTAGCCCTCGTTCCGCTGCGTGCCGCCGCCCGTGAGTGCGCATCCCAGCAGGATCGCCTTGTCGCCCGCCAGGTTGCCGATGATCGACACCACGTGCGCGTTGGTCTGCATATAGTCGAGCATCTCGCAGTCGGCCGGAAAGTCTTTGTTCGATTGCAGGAGGAACCTGCCCTGTATCTGTTTCATCGTCAAATGTAGTTTATGGAGAATCGTTTCGAAGCCAGCTTGTACGCATCCACCACGGCCCGGACCTGCGTGATGTCCAGCTTGTCATAGAGCGCCAGCGGGATATTCACCCAGAAGTCGTAGCCGCTCACCCCGCCGTAGCCGCGGCGG